CAAAAGATGGACATTATGAATTAAAACCTGTAAATCTAAAAAGTTTAAGAGAGTGGTTTAATGAAATCACACCTTTTAAAAATGGTGAAAGATTAAAATTAGAAACACGAAAAAGGTATAGAGAAGTTGTACATTTTCGTATGATTTATTCTTTTATAGCAAGGATGATGGGTCATTCCTTTGTTGGAATAGGTAGGGCATTAGGTAGAGATCATAGCACTATTATGCATAATGTTCAAACTACCAAAGATCTTTTAGAAACAAACCCTCAGTTTAGACAGATCTATTCTGAAATATTTGAATACGTAAAAGAAAAAATACAAACAAATGACTCAAAACTTCTGGAATGTAGCAATCAGACACAGGATAACAATGAACCAGCTCTACTTCCTTGATTGCTGTAGATATCGCATTCAACCAGATAGTCTTATAAATAAGAATGCAGAAGCTATGATATGTCAAGCTAAAGGATTGATATCTGATGATGGTGTACTAACTCCTAAAGCTCTGTCAATACTAGAAGAGCTTGATGTTTATGTTGTTAAAACAAAGAAAAAAGTAGCTGCTTCTGTATTAGGTGAGGACTTTATGGAGAAGATTAAAGAATATAGAGAGATATTTCCAGCTAAGCGTCTTCCTTCTGGAGAGTTAGCTAGACAAACAGTAAATGAGCTTAAAGATAAATTCGTATGGTTTTTCAAAACCCATCCTGAATTTACATGGGATCTTGTATTAGATGCTACAGATTATTATGTAGCTAGATATGAGAAAGCCAATTATATGTATATGCAAACAAGTAGTTATTTTATAAAGAAAAAGACTGACGCTAGTGGAGGATACACCTCTAAACTAGCAGATACATGTCAACAGTTATTAGACAACCCCAACATTGTAAACGAAATAAACGAAATAGTATGATAGAGTATAATGAAAAGAAAATTGATGAAATGTATCAAGCATGCACCACTCATCTTTCAGATGAAATAAGAGTGACTAGACATGACTTATTTGTATTAGCAGCTAAAAATCTTATGAGCGATGCTTTTATACAAGGAATGAACTACGCTATGGATAGACTAAATGAAAAAATGGTAGAGAATGATCAAAAACACTAACAGACCAGGTGGAGCTAAGTTTATTCATGAGATATACGAAGAAGGTCTGCAGTATATCAAAGATAGAAGAGATGGTAGAATTAGATCATTTAAAACTCCATGGTTAGGATTAAATGAAGCTACACTAAATGGACTAGAATGGGGATCACTACTCACTATAGGAGCTAGACCAGGTCAAGGTAAAACTCTTATGGTGGGTCAAATACTTAGAGAAAGCTATCAGCACAACCCAGATCAACACTTTAACATTTTAGAGTTTCAGTTTGAAATGGGTCCTAAGCAATCTGCATCTAGAGAGTTTGCTGCACAAGTGGCACTAGACTATAATCAAGTGTTAAGTACAAAGGAGCAAATCAGCACCTTTGCATTACAACATATTGAGAGGTTTACAAAACACTCTAGACAATTAGCTGACAAAGGTGTGTTTAGAATCCAAATCAACAAACCTTGTAATTGGAGACAAATCAAAGAATATGTCCACTATTACTATGATGATATGGGATCTAAACCAATTATTGTCACTGTAGATCATAGCTGGCTTATTAAGCAAGCATCTGATGAGAAAGAAAAGCTAAACACTCTTTATAACACTGTAGAGATGCTCATGGAACTAAAGAACGAGCTTCCTATTATTGTTATGATGATTACACAGCTTAACAGAACATTAGATGAGGCAAGTAGAAAGACTCCAGGAAATATTGCCAATTTTCCTACTAGCTCAGATATATTTGGTGGCGATGCTTTAATGCAGGGTAGTGATGCTGTAATAGCAATGGCAAGACCAGGTATAAATGGTATAAAACAATATGGCCCAGATAAGTTGCCATGTGATCCAAATTTAGTATATTTACATCCATTAAAACTTAGAAATTCCAAAAACGAAAATGAACTATTGTACATGCAAGCAGAGTTTAACTTACAGCGTTTGATAGAAATACCAAAACCTATAAGTACAACATCTACAGCGTATGTACGTAGATCCATTAGACCATCAGCCGATATTGGCTCAGAACTTTAAAATTTACTAACATGAGTAAAGAAAGAGAAGAATTGCTCCAAAGAGCAAGAAACTACCATCGCAATCTCATTGGCGATCTTAAAATCAATGAGACAGATTTTACTATTAAGAAAATCTTTAGACATGAAGGTGTCATCGTAGTTCCTATTATGGGATACGAATTCCAAAAACCAAAAGGTCTCTACTTTGAAATTGTAAAAGGAGACTATAGTGGATTTGCAGATGAGAATAGAACAGTGTATAGACTTCCTAATTCTGAGAAAGAAGAAGCTATAGAAGATCCTGTTTATGAAGATAGGTATTTAGTTCCTTTAGAAGTGTTAAGAACAGTTGATCCTCATTCAGTGGCTATTAGTAAAGATGCTGCTGTTATGAGTAGTGATCCAATTCTTAAAAAGATGAAGGAAGAGTCAACACCTTCTACAATGAAGATCTTTAGTACTAAAACTACAGATGACGCTCCTTATTCTGATATGACTATTAGAGATTATTATGCTATTCATACAGGTAAACCTGTTAGTAACAAAGAATGGCTCAACCAATTAATCAAACAATAACTATAGACAATGGGACAAGGAATCCTCATTATTGCAGAGAGTGGAGCTGGTAAGTCAACTAGTATTGAAGCTCTAGATCCTAAAGAAACATTCATTATTAATGTAGCAAACAAACCTCTTCCTTTTAAAGGGTGGAGAAAGAAGTACACTACATGGAGTAAAGAGAACCCTGGAGGTAATCTTTATGACAAAGCTGCTCCTGAAAATATCGAAGCATGTCTTCGTTATATAAGTGAGAAGCGTCCTGAGATTAAAAGCATTGTTATTGATGACTTTCAGTACATGTCGTCTTTTGAGTTCTTTGACAAGGTGGATGAGAAAGGTTATGAGAAATTTACTAAGATAGGTGCACACCTAGCTAGAATAGCTAGACTACCTAAAGATCTTAGAGATGATCTTATGATTTTTATTCTCACTCACGCAGAAGAAGCAACAGACATCGAAGGTAAACGTAGATTCAAAGCAAAGACAATAGGACGTATGGTAGATGAGAAACTTACGTTAGAAGGCTTATTTTCTATTGTTCTATTTGGTAAAGTGAAGAAAAACAAAGAAGGTGTTATACGCTATGTTTTTGAAACACAAACCAATGGCGAGAATACGTGTAAGTCTCCTAGAGGAATGTTTAATAGCTTAGAGATTGAAAACAATTTACAAATTGTTCGTCAAGCTATTCTTGATTATGAAAATTAATTTCTTATTTTTACATTTTAAAACCCAACAATTATGTTCAGTACAAAAGGACAAGAAGTAAAGGCAGGAGGACCTTCAAAATCTCTCCAAGCAGGTGTAGTGCTAGCACATGTACATAGCGCAGTGGTTAAAAACTCTGAAAAAACAGGTAAAAAAATGCTTGAGTTTGTGTTGGAAGGACCAGCACTAGAGAATTTTGAAGGATGGGCTATTGACAAAAACGATCAAGAAGGACCTAAGTTTAAAGGTCAATCTTCTAGAGTGAGTGCAACTATTTGGACAGATCTCTACAATGAAGATGACATTAACAAAAATCAAATTCTTAATCGTTTTGTTGTTATTGCACAAAAGTTAGGACTTAAAGATCAACTTGATAAAATCTCTGAAGAAAATCAAATCACTTCTATTGAGCAGTGGGTTGAGAAAGCTACAGAAATCATCAAAGGCAAAGATCTTTATTTCTTCTTAAAAGGCAGTGAAGAAGAGTATAACGGTAAAACTATTGTTAAACTCTCTTTTCCTAAGTTTAAGTTTTGTGGTAACTTAACATCTGAAATTGATACATTTGATAAGAATAATCAATATCATTATAAACCATTAGCTCAAGGTTCTACAGTGAAGAGCTTTGAAGCTGCTGGTAGCGATTTTGACCTATAGTTTAGAGTTTAAAACCAACATGTCCAAGGGGGTGTATCAACACCCCCTTAATTTTTAAGCCTATGTTTAGAATTAGAAACTTAGTACATGATATAAAAGATGTCCCTGAGACATGGATATTTGAGCATTATTGTAAACTTAGTTATAAATTAGAAGGACAGCACATAAAGATTAAATCTTTATTTAATCAAGAGCGCACACCTAGCATGTGTATTTATACAAATAAGTATAATACCTATAGGTATAAAGACTTTTCATCTGGTAGATCAGGTAATGGTATAGATTTAGTTAAAGAACTATACGGATTAACATATCATCAAGCCATCCAAAAAATAATACATGAGTACAATGATTGTATATTAAAAAATGGATGTGGTTATGAATCTAAAGAACTAAAACAGTTTTCTAAATTCAAAATGAGCTCCTTTACAAAAAGAGATTGGACAACTAAAGATCAATATTATTGGACACAGTTTAATATTGGCTCTAGACTTTTAGAAGAACATAATATCTATCCACTAGATAGTTATGTAATGATAAAAGATGAAGATCAAATTGAGATTAAAGGATCTTACTTGTATGGTTATTTTAAGAAAGATGGTACCCTTTATAAAATCTACCAACCCAAAAACCAAGACAAGAAGTTTGTAAAAGTGAAGAGTTATATTCAAGGAACAGAACAATGTAAACCTGAGAATAAAAATCTTCTCATCACTTCTAGTCTTAAAGATGTAATGTCTATTAAGTCCTTAAAGCTTTCTGGGTTAAATATCATTGCACCAGACTCTGAGAACACTATGATAAGTAGTGCTGATATAGAATGTTGGGAAAATGAATATGAAAACATTATTCTTTTGTTTGATAATGATGAAGCAGGTATAGAAGCTATGACAAAATATAAAGAGAAATATTCTTTTATTAAATTGGCTTTACTACCTTTGAGTAAAGATGTCTCTGATAGCATTAGAGATCATGGTGCTAAAAAAGTAAGAGAATATCTTGTACCAATATTAAATAGAAAGATAAATGAAACGCAAGAAAACATATAGCAAGCCCAGAAAACCAAAGAAGCCCTTAGTTCCTAAACCAAGAAACGCAGGAACTATGACTGAGAGTGCATTTTGGTCATTCATTAGAAGTGCACTTAGACAAAAGTCTAGATTTTGGAAACCTATTATGGAATGCAAGAGAAAATCTCGTAAACCATATCAAGGTCCAAACAAAAGACAAAAGTTTGAGTATCAGTGTAACCAATGTAAAAGTTGGTTCCCTGAGAAAAAAGTAAATGTCGATCACATAGTTCCTGCTGGTTCTTTGAATTGTGCTAATGATCTTCCAGGATTTGTAGAAAGGTTATTTTGTGAAGTGAATAATTTGCAAGTGCTTTGCACCACTTGCCACGATAAAAAAACAGCAAATGAAAAGTCTAAATGATCTAAAGAAAGCTATAGAGGATAAAGTTCCTCTTGCATGGAATGATCCAGATCCTATATCTGGTAATGATTACACTATAACTTATATAGAACCATTGACAGAAGAT